CCACATCATACCCGCTAATCACAGTGGGGCCGCCGAAAATCTCATCGATTGCGCGATATATACGCTTCTCAATATGTTTTAAATAAGTCCCAAGGACGAGATTGTAGGCAGGCTTGCGCGGATATATAGACCTGGGAGGTTTATCACGTTTAACCTTTTCTGCCTTTCCGAAGACCACGGAAAAGGCGTCATCACGTGTAAGTCCATACTTTTGTAACTTTTCCAATGCTCCTTGGTAGATCGTTCTTTTGCGTCCCCGGTACATGTCTACCACTTGGGAAGTGGTCCTCGGTGATGCATATCCTACAAGATCTACTAGTAGTTTACGGAAATTGGATAAGCGTCCATTCAGTAATTCCTTATCTGGCACCAGTGGTGGTTGAAATCCATCTGGTGTCTTACAATAAAATAGTCTCTCTAAGAGACCACATTCTAAGGTTCCTATATCTGGATCATTAACTATAAGATTTCGAGACTCACACACTCCAGAAATGATGTGGATCTTCCTTTTCCTACACTGCCCCCCAGTACGCCACACCTTTAGGTCAGGATGGGTGAGGGTGGATTTATGACGTATTCCATCGACCACCACCTTCTTAAACACCCCTGGTGTGCGCTTGGGTGGGCGTCCCTAGCGCCAAATCCCCTTAGTCACAGTCCACCATCCAACCTCTAAAGGCCAAGGACGGCGTCCCAAATTGGCTAACCACTCCTGTTTACGCATGTGGAAGCCCTTAGCAACTCGATTGGCTTCGGCCTGATATTCATCGGGAACGAAAGCCACAGCAACTATCATGGGGAGAAAGGACTGTGTTTGTGATGGTATGAGGTTGTGACGTCGCATGATGTCACCAGCTAATTTACGAACTGCCAAAACATTGGCTTCTGTTTTCGGCATGACGCCGAATCGCTCTCGGACCTCATCCAAGACCGCTCGTTGATATGCTCGGGCATTACGCCTGGGCACTACAAGGTGTCGCTTAACATTAATTGGTTCGATATCAAATGTAAAGACTGGAATGTCAGCGTCACTTTCAGTTGTCTCGGTTATCGATGGCAGGTGCCACCCATTGGGAAAAGTCCCATCAGATGGGGTAGCCGTCTCACCAAGATATTCAACGAGTTGGGGGGTCACCACATTGGCAAATGGCCTATGTGGAAAACCATCCCAAGGGGCATTAAACGCCCCAGGTCCCTCACCATCAACGGGAAGTGATTCCCGTTCAGGCACTACGGCCGCAGCGGTAGGAGCTGCTGCGGCTTCGAAAATAGGGTCATTGTGCATGTCTTGCGCATGCCACCATTCCCCTTCATCACGCATGAACGAATGCTCGTCAAGAGGTGGG